AACTTACAATCACTGCAACAGATCCCACAGCAGACAGAACTATAACATTTCCAGATGCTACAGGTACCGTTGCACTAACAAGTGATATTACAGGGATATCTAATGTGGTTGAAGATACCACTCCACAACTGGGTGGTGATCTTGATTTAAACAGTAACAATATTACAGGTACAGGAAATATCAATACAACTGGTACTATCACAGCCACTGGTAACCTCACAATTGACACAAACACACTTTTTGTCAATGCTTCAAATAATAGAGTTGGTATTGGAACAACAAGTCCAGCATACCAAGTTGAAATAGAAAACACCAGTGCAAACGCACTATTGGTATTAGATAGAACAGACGGTGCTGCTACTTTCATCGAAGGTGGTGCCAGTGATTCGGTGCTTGGTTCTGTTGGTGCCAATGATGTAAAAATAGCCTACAATAGTACTCCAGTAGTCACAATTGGATCAGGTGGTGCTATTACAACATCAGGTACCATTACTTACGGAACATTAAATGATGGGACTACTGCACTAACATCAACAGTAGAAGAACTTAACTACTTGGATGGTGTTACTGGTATTACACTAGGCACTGCCAATGAACTACTTCTTGTTGGTGGAGACGGGTCTAGTATTGTAAGTGATAGTACACTAGCAGTTGATACTGGCAATAACTATATTGGTATCAACCAATCCTCACCTGAAGTAACACTACATATGACAGGTGAAGGTGCTCAAACAGCACAGATTCGCATGGAGCAGTACAATGACAGTGCTGACGCTCCAGATGTTAGAACAAGAAGATACAGAGGCACGATTGCCTCACCAAGTGCTGTACAATCAGGCGATTATCTATTTAGAAGTAACCACGAATACTATAATGGTACATCACTGCTTGTAGGTGGTGCGTTTGCTTTTGATAATACAAATAATGCTGCTAGAACACAGTTTTCGGTTGCTGTTGATACTGATGGTACAGGCGCAGATCCTCAAGGCACTAACGGACAGTTTAAGATTGATGGTAACGACGGTGGTGCAATCACATTCAACAACGCATACAAGTTTCCAACTAGTGATGGTAGTGCTAATCAAGTACTTCAAACAGATGGCAGTGGAACACTTAGTTTTGCTAGTATTAGTTCTACTATTAATCTAGCAGGCGATAGTGGCACAGATGCATATACCACAGGAAGCACTCTTACGTTTAGTGGTACTGCTAATGAGATTACAACAGCAGTTACAGACGATACTGTAACTATCAGTCTACCAGATAATGTTACTATAGGACAAGATCTTACTGTAACAGGTAACTTGACTGTAAGTGGCACAACTACAACAATCAGCACTACAAATAGCGTTGTGAGCGACAGTTTAATAGAACTCAATACAGGAGCAGCAAGCAATGCCAATGACTTGGGTATTGTTATGGAACGTGGTAGCACAGGTGATAATGCAATTTTTGCCTGGGATGAGAGCGCAGATAAATTTATAGTTGGAACAACCACTGCAACAGGTGCAAGCACTGGCGATCTTACAATTACCACAGGAACACTTGTTGCAAACATTGAAGGCAATATTACAGGTGACGTAACAGGTGATGTTACCGGCAATGCTGACACTGCTACTGCACTTGCTACAGCAAGAAACATTGCAGGAAATAGTTTTGACGGTAGTGGGGATATTACCATTGCTAGTACAGACCTAAGTGATACATCTAATCTTGTACGCAACAATCAAAACAATACTATTACTAGCACAACAGCAGGCAGTGCGGCGGCTCCAGAGTTTGAACTGTTTAGAGATATCACAGGCGCAGATGCAAACTACATTGGTCAGATAAAGTTTAGCGCAGACAATGATGCAAACAGTAAAACAGTGTTTGCCAAAATTACTGGTAAGATTGGCGATGCAAGTGATGGCAGTGAAGATGGCATTATTGAAATAGCACACCAAAAAGCAGGTTCACAAAACATTAATGTACGCATGACCAGTACAGAGTTCAAGATTATGAACGGTACTGACTTTGACGTCGAAACACATGATGGCTCAAGCACAGGACTAAGACTTGCTAACACTCTTGTTACTGCTACAGCCACAGAACTTAACTTGCTGGATGGTGTTACAGGTACATTAGTTACAGAAGCAGGCACACAAACTCTAACAAACAAAACACTTACAAATCCTACTATTAATGCATTTAGTGGTACTGGAAATGGTACGATTACAGGTAATTTAACTGTTACAAGCACAGTAGATGCTGACACATATACTACCGACGGACTTACACTAGTTGATAACAATATTCAATCTAACAGAAGTAATGATAACATTAACCTTATTCCTAGCGGTACTGGCACAGTAACAATTAATGGAAGTGCTTTTCCTACTGGATTTGGCACAGATGGTTATGTGTTAACAACAGATGGCGCAGGTACACTAACCTGGGCAGAATCAAGTGGTGGATCTAGTGACGGAATCAATCATCGAAGCCTAGACGATATTTCCAGTGGATTTGATGGTTCTGAAACAGACTTCACGCTTCAAGTTAGTGGTAGTAACGTGACTCCGGGATCAACCACTGCGGTATTAATCAGTATAAATGGTATTATTCAGGAACCTACAACAACATACACAATAAGTGGTAGCACAATTACTTTTACTACACCTCCTAGTTCAGGAGCAACTTTCTTTGGTATAGTTTATGGTACTTTAAGTATTGGGGTTCCAGGAGATGGCACAGTTAGTTCTGCAAAATTAGATACCAATATTGCAGTAACAGGAACACTTTCTAGTGGTGGCACCCTAACAGCAACTGGTGCGTTTACAGCAAATGGTGGTGCAGTATTCAATGAAAATAGTGCAGACGTAGACTTTAGAGTTGAATCAAACGGTAATGCTAATATGTTGTTTGTTGATGCTGGTAATGATCGTGTAGGTATTGCAAATGCTACGCCTTCTACTGCTTTAGATGTTACAGGCACTGTAACTGCTACTGCTTTCGCTGGACCTCTCACAGGTGCTGTAACTGGTAACGCAGATACTGCAACTACTCTAGCAACTGCAAGAAATATTGCAGGACAATCATTTGATGGCAGTGGCGATATTACTATTGCTAGTACTGATCTTAGCAATTCTAGTGCAATAACACTGTTGACTTCAACACAAACACTAACAAACAAGACACTAACAAGCGCACAAGTTACCACAGATATAAGACTCAATGCACAAGCAGAGTTAGAATTTTATGACAGCGATAGTAGTAATTATGTTGCGTTCAAAGCACCTGCAACTATTGCAAGTAATCTAACCTGGACACTGCCAGCAACTGATGGTAATGCGGATCAAGTGCTTTCAACTAACGGAGCGGGCACACTTGCCTGGGCCGATGGCGGTGGCGGTGGAGGTACCGGATCAAGTTATCCGAACAGTACATTCACCACAGTCCCAGGTACAGATGGTGATTTTGATATGAGTTATAATGTTGCACAGACATCCCAAGAGACACCATTTGAAGCAAGTGGTACTGATGCTTTTGGTGTTAACTTGGGTAGTGTGTTCACTTTTATGGATCCAGTTGGTACGACAGAATCCATTGATTACGGATCTGGTGAAGCATATGTGGGTGCATAAATATAGAATAGTAGGAGTATACAATGCCAACAACCGTACAGTTTAGAAGAGGCACAACCTCACAGAACAATAGTTTCACAGGCGCAGCAGGTGAATTAAGTATTGATACAGATAATGATAGTATCCGTGTTCATGATGGTTCTACAGCAGGCGGTTTTGAAACAAACGCTAAACAAGCACAATATGCTGACGTTGCAGAACGCTATTGGGCAGACGATGTTTATGAGCCAGGTACACTTTTAGTTTTTGGAGGACTTAAAGAAGTTACTGTCTCAACAACTCCTTTAAGCAAACGTATTGCAGGTATTGTAAGTACAGATCCATACTGTGTTATGAATAGTCCACATCGTAAACCTGAACTTACAAACGAATATCATCCACCTATGGCACTGTTAGGTCGAGTACCTGCTAAAGTTGTTGGCGAAATTAGCAAAGGTGATTTAATGGTTGCTAGTGATACTCCTGGACATGCATGTGCATGGCGCGAAGAAGGTTCACCACCAGCAGGTAGTATTGTAGGAAAAGCAATAGAAGATAAAACTGGCTTAGACGCCGGAGAAATAGAAATAGCAGTAGGAATCAACTAAATGGCAGTAACCAAAGTAAAACTAGAAGCAGTGGACGGCGTGACTGCTACTGTAGCCGAACTTAATCAACTAGATGATACAAATGTAATTAAGGTTAGCGATAACGATACAACTGGTGGTAAATTATCAACAAAACTTGTACAAGGAACAGAAATTACAGTGGTAGTTGAAAATAGTGGTGGAAATGAAACTTTAAAAGTTAATGCACCAAACATGGTAGCATATGCTATTGCACTTGGAGGTTAAGTAGATATGGCAAAAAAATTGCTACAGTATTATACCTTTGATGCATCAGCTCAATCAATTACTATTGATGGTATATATGGCCTAGATAGATTTTTGATGATTACTAATGTTACTGATAATATTATCATGTACATTTTTAGTAATTCAGACTTTAACTTTTCCAGTTATTCAATTGACACTGCTGCTGAAACAACAACTGTTGTCTTAGATTATGACACTACTTCCATGTCTGATACTGATGAACTTCAGATTTTTGTTGAAATGGAAGGACAAGAATTTAAACCTGCTGAACCATATCTTGATGCAGTTTCAAAAATGCGGGTTACAAATCCACAAAACCTTATTGACACTGACTTTGAATATGGTCTTCAGTCTACAAAGTGGGAAACTCTTGAACTTGTAAAAAATATTCCTACATTTTTTAGTCGTAATGGTGATCAAGCATTAGAACTTACGTCAATTACTAGGACTAATGGTAGTGATATTATTGATGTAGTAACATCTCAAATTCACGGACTGGCTTCAGGAAATCCAATTATTGTTCAAGGTACAGATAGCATTAGTGCAAATGGTGCGTTTGTTGTAACTAAAATTGTAAGCACTACTGAATTTCAATATAAGGCTAAATCAAATCAATCAGCAACCGGAGATATTCTAGATACTTACTCACAAATATTTGTTGGCAGTGTGTATCAAGGCACAGAGTTTCAATTGAGTAATATTGATAGTATTACTACTGATGCAGCGAATCCATCAACTTTAACAGTAAAAACTGAGTCACCAACTGGCTTTGCGGTTGGTACAAGTTTCTTTTTAAGTAACAGTGTTGGTAGTAAAACTCTCAGTTTTGATTCATCTACAATAAATGTACAAGATGGTGGCTATAAAGTAGAAACTCATACAACTTCTGAATTGACTGATAGTGCAGACACAAGTGGCTGGGCAATGACTCAATTGCAACCATATAAGTGGACACCTAAAAAAGCCAAGTATTATGTGGGCGGAACTGATCCCGATGCAACTATTACTGTGGATGCTGGTGCTGATACTATGACATTTACAGACGGTGGCCACGGATTCACTGATGGCGATTGCGTAATGGCATATACTGGAACCGGTAATACTATACCCGGAGGTCTTAGCGAACGTTGGTACTATATAGAAGTTGTTGATTCCACAACTATTAAATTTTTTACATCTCAGGCTAATCATTCTGCAGGAACACCTGTAGTAAATTTGACTAGTGCTGGAGCGAATGGTGGTTATGCAAGAGGTTGTTTTGCTGAAGCCATTAAGCCAAGTTCTGTAGATACAGGAACTAATACAATTACTTTTGAACAAAATGTACCCTATACAGATACGCCATATGCTGTGGGTTATACTACAGTTTCTAGTCTTCAAGCAAGTGTAGCATATACTACTGCTAATTTAACTGCTAATTATGATGACAATGGAAATGGCCATGTTGTATATGCACTGTCTAGTGGAACTACGTCATCTACCTTTTCGAATACAGACGGCGGTGCTGTAAGAAACCTAACTAGCACTACTGTCAGCGGTTGTTTAGTTCCAATGTTACCATGGGCTGCTGATGCAGGCACAGATAGATTTAGTATCTATCTGCCAGACGGCGGCTGGGCAGCAGATGATTTAGTAGAATTTTTCCATAGTTCAACTTATCCAACTGGTCTTGCTAATAACGTTATATATAAACTTGAAGCATCGGGCACATCCTATCCAAATCGTTTTAGATTCGTCAACGCTGGAATAACATCTGCAAGCACGGATGTTGTAGAATTTACAACGTGGGGTGTGGTTGCAAACTCGAGCCATCATTATAAAGTTACTGAAGTTGCGGCAACGCTGCACGATGTAGACACTGGTGAAACAAGTGGATTTAACCATTGGCCATATGATGCATATTCGTTTAATTTTGATGAAGCCTTTTATTTTAAACCAATAACAGATGAAGTAACAGTTTCAAGTGGACAATTCACGTTTGCCTCAGAACATGGATTAACAAACGGTAAACCATATGTGTATTTTGATGGATATAACAACGGTACGGCTACTGGATTAACAGACTCAAGATGGTACTATATTAAAGTTGTTGATGCTAATACAATCGAATTTCACTTAAATGCAGATTTGAGTACTTCAAAAGTTAATGTTACAAGCATAGGTACTCATGGCGGTACATCGAGAGCCGCATTAGTTCGAGCATATATTGGAGACAGCATTGACATCAATTCAGATGAATTAACTTTTACAGAGGCTTTAGGCAATGCATCATCTGGTGGTTCTCAGGCTTACATTGCTTCTTACACCACAATGGGCGGACTGAATTATTTGCAAAACAGTAATTACTTAGTTAATACTACCTATGAAAGTTATATTGTTTATGCTAAAAAAGTTACAAACAGTGGACAAACTGTTGTATTTTCATCTACAGTTGGTGGATCGAATTATAATTTAAATAGCAGCACTATCAACGGCGCTGTAATGAGAGTCACCCTTAATCCTGTTAAAAATACTTTAAGAATACCCAATCATAACTTTACAGCAGGTGATTTAGTGTACTATGTATCTAATTCCGTACCAACCGGAATGACCAGCGGAAATCAATATCATATTACTAATATAAATGGTGATAGATTTGGATTTATACTGTATACTGATGCTACTGGAACGCCTATTAATATGACAACTCAAGGTGGCACAGCGTCAACTAATTATAGTTTTTTGCAGCCTAGATCAAGTTTTAATACAAATGCTAACTTTATTAGTTCAACTAGTCATGGGTTAAGTAATGGTGATCTTGTTGTATATGACAATGATGGTGGTACAACTATTAAAGGCTTGACTGATGGTAACACATATTATGTTGCTAATTCTTCTGATAATAAATTTATGCTTGCAGATACTATTAATGGTTTTGATGGTGATGCTTTAGAAATAACACAAAATGGCACTCAAATTACAAGCGATATTTATATATACGCCGGCACAGGGACAACTAATGCTCATGGTTTAAACAGTGGTGATTTAATTCAATATTTAAGTGATACACCTCTGTTAGGTTTGCAAAATGGTGGATTCTATTATTTACAAGCAGTAAATGCAAATGCAATGTCACTTTATATGGATAAGCAAAGTGCCATACACGGCAATGCCGATTCTCTTATACGTTTCGGTAGAAGTCAAGTATCTGGAACAGCAACAATTCGAAAAGCAACAATGGTTGATCTTAAAAGAGCAGGAACAGGTACTCAAACTTTGACTGCTAGTACAGTTGGATCTTCTGATGGTGTTTATACTATTGCTGCACTTGATGGTAGTGATAATACACAGTTTACAATGTCTGCCTCATCTCAAATTAATGATAGAGTAGTTGGTTTTAACTCGGATAACGCAGTTTGGATAGAACAAGATGCAATTTACTTGCCGGATCACTATTTTGTAGATAAACAACCTGTTACATACGCCGCAGAAACCACTGTAGTAACAGGTTTGACAGATAGTACTGTATATTATATTATTAGACAAAGTAGAAACTGGGTCAGATTAGCAACAAGTGAAGCCAATGCAGCAGCGGGCACATATATTAGTTTAACCGGAAAAGGAAGTGGAGCCCATACTTTAACTGCAGATTCTGTAGCCGGTCAAATAATTGGTGAAGGCACAGTAAGTGTTGACTCTGGTAGTGCTGTAGTAACAGGTACTGATACTAACTTTACTTCATTCTTTAACACTGGTGATAGTATAACTTTATATCAAGCAGCAGACATTACAGATCTTGATGTGTCCAGTATTAATATCACTACAGATGTTTTTACTACAGCAACACATAATCTTACAACTGAAGATATGCTAATAATGAATGCTGGAACTGCACCAGCAGGAACTACAAATGGATATATCTACTATGTTGCAGTAGTAACAACCACAACATTTACTATTCATCCAACTGCTGCAGATGCTACTGCTGGTACAAATACTATTGATATTAGTGATGTTGGGTCTAGTGTTTCATTTCAAATATACAATGATTTAGGAGCAGCCTATACACGAACTATTAAAACAGTTACTGGACCTGGTAACTTGGAGTTGACTGCTAATGCAGATTTCTCGCTTGACACACAAAACTACGCAATTGGAACATCATTGCTAATTCGTGCAGATGGATTTGCAATACACAGACCATATGATGGCGGTGTTGATCTAGTACCTTCAAAGAACCCCGATAGCACTATGATACGTCAAACTAGAAGATATTTTAGATATCAATCTGGTAAGAGTATTCAAGTTTCATTTGCTATAAATTTTAGTCCAACAACACAAATTGAAAAAATGGTTTATGATTCTGGTACAGATCTTGCCACAATAACTACTCGTCATCCTCATAGACTTGCTGACTCGCTTAGTGTAGTAGTTTCAAATGCTACGACAACAAGCCCTTCAAATTATTGGAATGGAACTCATGCTATTGACAGTATTGTAGATGATTACAATTTCAAAGTAACTTTGAGCGGAGGAGATCCTACAACGGATGCAGTTACAGGTGCTGGTGGATTACCAGAATTCTATGTATCAAGTTGGACAAACAGTGCTTTACGTTGTGGTTTATTTGATGATCAGAACGGATTGTTCTTTGAATATGATGGATCAACTCTCTATTGTTGTAGAAGAAGTTCTATTACACAACTAAGTGGAACTGCATCTGTTGCGTTTAGAAGTGGACAAATTACTGGAACCAATACTAGATTTACTAGTCAAGTTGCAGTTGGAGATAAACTTGTTATTAAAGGACAGACGCACGTTGTAACAAACATAGCAAGCGACACTTCACTGTATATTATGCCTTCTTATCGAGGCGTAGATAATTCAAATGTAATCATTACAAAAACAGAAGTTACTCGAGTTGCACAGGCCAACTGGAACCTAGATCCATGTGATGGCACTGGGCCAACAGGGTTCTTCTTAAGGCCGTATCGTATTCAAATGGCGTATATTGATTATAGTTGGTATGGTGCTGGTAAAGTACGGTTTGGATTTAAAGATCAAAGAGGACAGGTTGTCTATGTGCATGAATTTATACACAACAACCAGAATACCGAAGCATACATGCGTTCTGGTAACTTGCCTGCTAGATATGAAATTGAAAACATTGGTACACCGACTTATGTTCCTGCGCTTGCACACTGGGGTACTTCAGTTATTATGGATGGTAAATTTGATCCTGATAATGCTTATCTATTCACTGCATCAAGTAATAACGTTCAGCTCACTGGTAGTAATGAAGTGACAGTCTCTGCTAGAGCAGAAACTACTAATTATTATTACTATTTTTATAATAATAGATGGTACACATTGGGAAGAGCACTTCTCATTGAGACTCCTAGTTTTGTTTATAACTCTATTCCCGGCGGTGTTAGCATTACCGGAGCAAACCTCACAAGCACAAAAACTCAAAATCCAAGTACATTCTTTGGCTTGCCTAGTCAACCGTATCAAGTTAGTTTAAGAACAAGATACGGAAGCACTGGTGCATCTGCAACTGAAGAGATAAGAAATCTTTTGTTGCTTGACAGGGCTCCAACTGGAACTTCTGGCACTGATAGCGACTACACAGCAACAATATCAACAACTGGTGCACCGGTAGTTTATGATGTACCTCTTATTAGTATTAGACTAGCACCTTCAGTTGATACAAATACTCCGGGATTCTTAGGTGAGAGAGAAATTATCAATCGTATGCAGTTGATTCTTAATTCAGTTGGTATTCTTACAACACACAACTGTAGAATTACTTTACGATTGAATGGTCTCATAACAAATACTTCCTGGGAACGAGTACAAAACCCGAGCTTGAGTCAACTTATATATCATACAAACCAAGATAGTATTAGTGGAGGAATTGATATATTTGAATTTAGAGCACAGGGTGGAACGGGTGCAAGTGGCAGAAGTGCGGTTGTTACTGACCAAGATCTTGGAGAAATTGTTACGCTTGGTAATTCTATTCTCGGAGGCGACAACGTGTTCCCAGATGGTCCTGATGTACTAACAATTGTTGCTATACTATCAGAAGATCCCTCTACTGTGTCAACAAGTAATCCATTCAACGTAACAGGTAGAATATCATGGTCGGAATCTCAGGCTTAATAACAGGAACAAACTAATGCCCCACGCTCGGTTTTATACCAGAGACTATTTGGGAGAGATGGTTAGCGCAAATACAAGTTGGAAAACACGCAATGATCCAGACAGTATGACCTGGGTTGAAAAAACTATTTTCAATGAAGAACATAATAGTGTTGCGCATGTTATAGGTAACAGCACATCAAGAAAAGATTTTAATTTACCTTTACTAAAAGGACAACACGGTGGCGAAGGTGGCGTACAGAGTGTTGGACAAACTTATGGATGCAATTTACTCTACAAAGATTTTGCTCCGGATTTTTTAATTTGCACTAACAAAATTATTTGTAAAGAATTAGTAGACAGTGGTTATTGCGAAGATAATATTGTTTACTCCAATGTAAAAAATATACTACAACACCCAGGCCACTTTCATTTATATCCAAAATTATTTACAGCAAGCATAGGCAATTTAGCACTTAGACTAGCATGTGCTGATGGTCATAAGACTGTTTTTATGTTGGGTATGACAACCTACAATACAGAAACAGATAATATATACTATGAACAACATGAAGTGTATAAAACTGTAAATCAGTCTGGTGCTAATAACAAACTAGTTAATGACAGTTGTAAAATATTTTTAACTTATCCAGATGTAAAATTTTATTATGTGTGTAAAGATCCTGGACTAATGCCGGAAGAATATAACTGGTGTCCTAATGTAGAAGAAATTACAGTACTACAGTATTATAATCTAGCACAGTTAGGTGCTATTGCACATTAGATCTTCTATAGTTTGTATTTTATCTATTATCTCATCAATTTTAAATGTAGTAAACACACCGGGATGTAATGGTTTAGGCCAACTGTCTAGTTTACTCCAAGCATAACCTTTGTGTTCTTTGTTAAGTTTTGGTACAAATTCTTCTTCTACTACACAAACATATGTGCTATAACAAAAGTTATTTTTACTATTGGTAAACTTTTCAACTGGGATAGTTTTAAGCACTAGTGGCATAAAGCCTATTTCTTCTACTATTTCACGTTGTAGTGCAGTGTATTCTGTTTCGTCTCGTTCAACTTTACCGCCAACAAATGCCCATGTACTGTCATACCGCGCACCGTTGCGCAGTACAAATAAATAACGTCCAGTTGTTTTGCTTAAGAACAGTGCGCCTACACTGCTATTAAATGACGATACTCCAGTCGCCTGCTCGATATTCGCCTTCATAGGATTTTACCCATTCTGTGCCTGTATACTTGTATTGTAGTCCAGTATTACTATTTGTCATATAGTGTATACCCTCTTCTGCACTACTGTCAAATGCTACTTGCCAGTCTGTACCGTTATACTCGATAATGTCATTTGCACCTGCAACTAAACTACCCCATGCATCAGGCCCATCTGTGTTACTTGAATTACCTATTGCATTAAGCACTAGATATCTTTGTCCTGTTGCGGCAGTGGCTAATCCTGCATCAGGTGCGCTACGCAAAGGATTAATAATTTTGTCCACTGCAGATATGTCATTTGTTGGAATTGTATCACTTTGCACAGTCCATAGTAGTTTATATGGATCACTAGGATGGAAGGCAATTGTGCCTACTATTTCTGCAGAACCTCCTGTTTCTAATCGTATTTGACTAATACCGCTTTGTAGTTCACCATATTGGTTTATAAGTGCTGCCCAACTTACATCATCTGTCCCTACTTTTTCTGGTGGATCATTTAATGGACTGTAATCAACTTTGTTTGTTGTAGATTCATTACGATCTAAAATTTGTATTGTATTACCAAGCACAACAATGCCAAAGTTCATAGGCGTAAACTTCATACGTTCGCCTAACAGTATCTGGCCATCAATAACACCGTCTGCAATGCCACCTTGATCATCATATATACTTGCAACAATTTTATTAATAACACCAAGTTTCTTAACTTTTGCAGGTGCAGTTAACCAAATTGGAACTGTAAACTGTAGTGTGCTTATGTCTATTTGTTCATCAACTCCTACAGGTACTGCTCTGCTTGACCATTGTGTAGCGGCAAGTTCTATATAACTTAAACTTGTCCAATCCAAATAATTATCTGTGCTTTGTATTTCTAGTGCAGGATTAAACAATACAAGTATTTGTTCTAGTAGTTGTAGTTTTTGATTTGTATTGCTACTCCAAATATCTACACTCATCTGCAGTGTATAAGGCACAGGCATTAAACGTTCAACTGTAAATGCATTTCCTTGTTGTGTAGTGTAACTGTTTGTATTAGGATCAAACTTTCTCATGCGAATATGTTTTTTGTCTACAAAACTAGGATCCTGTCTACGTTCTGGGTTGTACTCTAATCCAGTAATATAGCAACTAATCATTGGTGCTGGCTGTATTTTGTTTTCACTATTCTCACGAATAATACTGCTAACCATCCGTGTTGCATCTCCATACTTTACCGGCACAGTAAGCAGGGTGGTGTTGCCATCACGGTCTTTGCCATACTCAACTTGAAAGTTACTAAATGCACGAATAAACTGCAATAGAAAACGTCTTATTTGTTGGTCGTAGAAGAATTGCTGTGCCATTAGTCTTCCCTAGGTTTCAGTGCGTCACTTAGACTTTGTCTACTTGTTGCTGTGGTATTATCGTCTGCAGTAAACGTGCTTGTGTTATTGATGAAGCCATCTCTCTGTGTATTTCCAGTGCCAGGTGTAAGAGCAGAACGTACATCATCTTCTACTTTTTGCCAACGTGAGCCACTGTAGCGGAAAAGTCTATTAGGTAAAAAGTCTAAACGCAATACATAATCTCCTTCTTGTGCTCCACTAGGAAAACTTGTACCCATACTAATTGGTTCTCCGTTTGGTGCAAGTCCGTCACCTACTAGATAGCCGCTATAACTTACACTGTTTAGTGGTGTAATACGTCTCATATCGGCACTAGCATCAGTATTATCAGCGTTTACAACTGTGTCGTCTGCGTTTATTCCTTTAGGTTCTAACGGTGCTCCTGTAATAGGATCTGTAGGCACAATGTAGTATTGACTTGTGTCATAACCACTTTCAGGAACCTCTACTTCTGCAGCTTCAACAACTTTATTTGTAATTTCTAGTTCTTTTTGATATGTACTTAATAGATCTCTTAGTGTACTATCTGTTTGATTACCGTCGGAATCCTCTTGAATAATGTTAAGGATATCGTTATATTCTTGTGCATCTACTAGTGGTGTACACTTCACACGCCACAAGTGACTCCACCAAGTTGGGCTAAATCCTTCACTAGGACGCGATCCTTCTTGTACTACATAGTAGCGTTTTAGGCTCAATTCTACACTTTCGTCTAGTGCGCTAAAATCTGTAAGGTGTGGCAATTCAATTACATCACCACTCATTAGTTTTCGTCCAAGATTGTTAACCATATCATTTTCGTGGAATGTAATGAATAACGTATCGTTTGCAAGGAACAAACCAAACTGTGATAGGTCAAAGTCTGTGTCACTTACACTGTATATACCACGCAAATTGTATACATCTTGGTCATAAATTCTATCTCTGTTTTCTAAAAATAGAAAATCCTGTATGCCAAGTGGATCTGGCTCTTGATAGTTAGGCTGACTAGGATCACTTCCGCCTTGACTTGCTACGCCAAGATATTTGTGAACATTTATTCCTGTGCCGCCAACTGTAAACATTTCTTTAATTCTTCTATCAAAGAATCTGTAGTCGTTGGTGTGAGCACCGTCTTTCCATAATGATATTCTTGGCATACTTTTTCCTTTGTGCGTAGTATTTATCAGTAAGAAAAAGGTTGACACATACTGTAACTATGCTATATTAAGTAGTAAGTTGAAGTTAGGAGAGTTGAATGAGTAAGCCAATTAGTAATGCAGCGTTTAAAAGATTTGTAGCAGATATGACACCAGAGCAACAACAGGATGTTGTAAGTCGTCAGTTGCGTGTTCTTCCGCGGATGATTATGGACGAGGTTGCTGGTCCTAACAAGCCAAAAGTAATTAAGTTTTTAGAGAGCCGCTTGAAGCAGGTGCGTTTGATGCAGAGCTCATTGTATGTAAACGGAAAGGTAGTGTAATGGTAGAACTATTTAAAGATATTCAAACACTAACTGCAGTAAGAAATGCAGTTGCTACCGGTGTTGAACGTGAAAAAACTATTGAACTGTTAGACAAAGTTATCGAACTTAAACAGTTGGAGATAACTACGTTTGAACAACAGATGGAAATGGAGTTTATGAACGATGGCATTGACTGCTCTTAAAGGTAAAAAACTTGCTCGTAAAAAAGCACCTCGTGCTAGACGTAAAACAACTGGTGCAAACGCCGCTCCAATGGATGATTATCGTCGTGCAAAAGACTTTTTTCATTTTGATGTAGATAAAAAAGAATACATGCCTATTATCAAACAGTATGTAAAAAAGAAGTATGACAAAGCAACTGCACAGGCTATCTTTAAGAACAGTGATGGTGCGATTGCATACAGTCATGTAGCGGCATTTTGCTTTTACATGAACAACGATAAAGCAGACTTGATTCCTGAAGACAGTGTAAACTGGATGCAGGGATTCTTTGTAGATCGTTTGGCAGAGAAAGGCAAGACTATTATTGCTGAAGTGAAAGCAGAAGAAAGTGCAAAGCCTAAGAATGTATATGTGCCAAGCATCCAAGAACGTATCAAGGAAGCAAGCGGAAACATTATTGCAGAGATTGAAGAAGTAGTTGACGACTTTATCAATGATCCCGCTAAGTTTAAGAAGTTTGATGCTGTAAAGTTCTTTCGTAGCAAGCAAGTAAATCAAGCACACGCAAGACATATTAGAGCCTTTTACGAAGGACCACTTGCAGAATATACAATGCTACAACAACCGGCTCGTGAGCAGGATGAAGATTTGCGTGAAGGATATGCACATCTAAGCAAAGCAGACATTAAAAAAGGTGTAGAACTTTTCAACAGTATTGTTGGTGCTTGTGATTTGATTACACAGGAAAGCAAAGCAACTCGTAAAACACGCACACCAAAGCCTAAGAGTGCTGACAAGTTGGTTGCTAAAATGAAGTATTGTAAAACCGACGAAAAGTATAAAGTAGCCAGCATTAATCCTGCAGATATTATCGATGCTACAGAAGTTTGGGTGTTTAATATTAAAACAAGAAAGATTGGCAAGTATATTGCAGAAGAGCATGCGACACTGCAAGTCAAAGGCACTACACTACAGTTCTTTGATGAAAAGAAAAGCATTGCTAAAACGCTTCGTAAACCCGAGGAACAGTTGCGTGAGTTTAACAAAAGCGGCAAAGTACAATTGCGTAAGTTTCTGGATAACATCAACGCAGTTGAAACTAAGATGAACGGACGCTTCAACACTGACACTGTGATCCTTAAAGCAGTAAAGTAATAAATAGTGTATAGATAAGGATACACTATGGCAACACTAGCATCACTAAGAGCAGACACAGTAGATTACATTCGCTATCGTTTGGGCGATGGCATGGTGGATGTTGAACTTGATCCGGAACACTATGACAATAGTATTGACAAAGCAGTAAAACGTTTTCGTCAGCGCAGTCAAAATGCGTATGAAAGTTCATATGTATTTCTAAGTGTTGTCAAAGAACAGCAAGAGTATACACTACCGGACGAGATCGAAGAAGTTCGTCAAGCATTTAGACGCAGTGTTGGCAGTGGATCAAGTGATACTGGTACACAGTTCGAACCATTTGAGGCAGCATTTCAGAATACTTATTTGTTGCAAAGTGGACGCATCGGTGGTATGGCAACATATGAAATGTACTATCAGTATCAGGAACTAAGTGCAAGACTGTTTGGCGGCTTTATCAACTTTGAGTTTAATCCTGTTACTAAAAAAATTACACTGCTTCGCAAGTTTAGTGCAAGCGGAGAACAGATTGTACTATGGACTTATAACCTGCGTCCAGAAAGTAGACTACTACAGGACAGACACGCTGGACCATGGATCCAAGACTATGCACTAGCACTTGCAAAATACACGCTAGGTGAAGCAAGAGGCAAGTTTACAACTATTGCTGGACCACAAGGCGGCACAAGCCTTAATGGTGATGCACTTAAAGCAGAAGCGCAAGTTGAAATAGACAAACTCGATGAAGAACTACGCAATTATGTAGATGGTTCTGACCCACTTTCATTTATTATTGGCTAATAAGAGGCTTACATGATTATAGGAATTTGCGGACTGATCGGTTCTGGTAAAGGAACTGTCGCTGACATATTGGTTGATCAAGGCTTTAAAAAAGTAAGTTTTGCTGACAAACTCAAAGACGGTGTAAGCACAATCTTTGGTTGGGATAGAGCAATGCTAGAAGGAGACACAGATGAGTCAAGACAATGGCGAGAACAGCCAGACGACTTTTGGTGTAATGAAACGCAAATGGAAGTCACTCCTCGTTTGGTGCTTCAGTTATTTGGTACTGATTGCATGCGTGATGGGTTTTATGATGGAGTCTGGGTAAGCCTACTTAAAAAAACTATACTGGATAATCCGGGCAACTATGTTGTGCCTGATGTGCGTTTTGAAAATGAAATAGAAATGATTCGCAGTATTGGCGGCGAAGTTTGGGAAGTAAAACGCAACGGTGATCCTGAATGGCTAATTGAATATGAAACAACAGGTGTAGAACCAACAACAGTACATCCTAGCGAATGGCGCTGGATCAAATCTAAAAAAGATGAAGTAATTACTAATGATGGTACACTAGCCGATCTTAATCGTCAGGTGTTAAGTCACCTCGGCGCCATCCCGTACTAACTAATTCTGCATTACAATTTAAACACACAGTCTTAAGATTGCTAGAATCAATATTGTTTAAATTGCCGTCAACATAAAATATAGTAACCTGACTTCTGATTACAGGCTTAAATCCACAAGCCTCACAAACACGTTTTACCCTATATCCACTATCAACCCATAATGGCTTTACAGGCTTGTGTAACTTTAAGCACTGTTCACATCTACGCCTATAGTAAATCTTATCGTCTTTTCGATAGTTTACTGCTTTTGGACGTTGTCCGCATATCTCACAAACCGGTCTCATACATGTATTTAACGCGGACCTTTAAAGGGATTTGGTAAAACAGGTGTTTTTTAGGGTGGTTAGGATAAATATTATATATAAAAAATCTTGTGAGAGATAAGGAACACAAACATGGCACTAATATCACCAGGCGTAGAAGTTACAGTAATTGATGAAAGTAACTACTCACCATCAGCATTAGGCACAGTTGCTGCTATTGTAGTTGCAACAGCCCAAGACAAAACAAGCGGTACAGGATCAGGTACAGCATCAGGAACTACGGCAGCAAACGCAGGTAAGACTTTCTTAATCGGAAGCCAAAGAGAACTTACAGCAACATTTGGCAATCCTACATTTTATAATACTGCAACAGGCTCGCCAATTAATGGTTACGAACTTAACGAATATGGCTTATTGGCTGCATATAGTTTACTAGGTGTAAGCAACAGAGCATATGTTACAAGAGCAGATATTGACCTTGCAGAACTTGTTGCAAGTTCAAGTCGTCCTACAGGTAATCCTACAAATGGTACTGTTTGGTGGGATGTAAGTAGCGATACACGTTGGGGTATTTTTGAATGGAATAAGTCAACTGGCGTATTTACAAACAAAATACCAACTGTAATCACAAGTACAACAGATTTAGTAGGCGGTGTTCCAAAGACTTCAATCGGTGCTATTGGTGATTATGCATTGGTTGCTACAAACACTAGTAATCCAGTTTACTACAAAAACCGTAGTAATGCATGGGTATTAGTAGGTAGTGCAAGTTGGCAGATTTCACATGCTACAATTGCAGGCACAGTTGCAAGTCCAAGATTTACTAATGGTAACAGTATTACTATTAACGGCACAACTGTAACAATGGTTGGTAGTACCGTAACTGATCTTAAGACTAGTATTAACAATGCAAGTATAACAGGTGTTACAGCAGATGTACACAGTAATAAGATTGAAATCTATGCAGACAGTACAGCAGTTGGTGTAGACAGTGTTGCTGACGGTAAGATTGTACTGGCAAATGCTTCAGGAACTATCCTTACAGATGCAGGTTTGACTGCAGGCACATATACGGCTCCGGTTATTGCACAAGATCCTCACTACACTGTTCCAGCATGGAAGTCAACAGACACAGTAACTGGTACAGTAAATGTAGGTCGCCCAACAGGCAGTGTATGGGTTAAAACAACAGCAAGTAACAATGGTTTCTTAGCAGATGTAAGTACATACAGTACAAGCAATGCAGCATTTACTTCAGGTAGTGCACCAGCATATGAAAACGATCAAACTGCACTAAAGAACTTGGATACAACAGGCGGTAAAGACATTCCAACAGGTAGTTTTTATGTACAGTATGATGTAAGTGAAAATGACACAGTTACTTATAAGTTGTTTAAGCGTTACAGTACAGGTGCATTGCAAGTTACAGGTACAGTAAATGATGCAAACCCACTTACTTCAAGTGAATCATTTACTATCCAAGCAAGTGCGGCTAACAGTACAACACTAACAAGTGCAGTCACAGTAACACTTAGTGGAACAAGTCTAGCAGACATGGCAAGTGACATTAACGGTGCTAACGTTGCTAACGTAAGTGCAAGTGTTAACAGTGCAGGTTACTTGGTTATTCAACACAGTCTAGGCGGTGTAATTGTAATGAAAGATACAAGTGGCACACCACTTGTAGATGCTGGTATTACTACAAGCATTACAACAAAACAAGTCCGTGCTGGTAACAATAGCGATATTATCCTAAGTAACTGGATTGCAGACACATATACTGCAAGTACAAGTGCTCCTAGTTCAAATCCAAGCGATGAAACTTATTGGTATAGTAGTGGATTTGAAGCAGACATCCTAGTACACGATGGTACAACTTGGAGAGGATATCAAAACATCACTGATACACGTGGTTATGCTCTTGGCGATACAAGTCCAGGTGGTGTAATTTTTAGTACTAGTGAACCAACTCTACAAAGCGATGACACTGCACTAGTAAATGGTGATTTGTGGATTGACACAAGTGACCTGGAAAACTATCCTGCACTATACAGACGTCAAACTGTAGACGGAGAAGCACGTTGGGTAGCAATTGACAAGACAGACAATACAACAGAAAACGGTATTATCTTTGGTGATGCACGTTTTATGGGAGACGGCACAACAGATGTAGTCACTGGTACTATCCCAACAACCATAACACTACTAACAAGTGATTACTTGGATATTGATCGCCCAGATCCAACAATTTATCCACGTGGTATGTTGCTATTCAATACACGTCGTAGCACATATAATGTGGTAGAATTTAGAAGTGATTACTTCTCACGCACTAACTTTAGTGACACAACACTTTATCCAACACTTCCAACAGAAACGGATGCATGGGTAACTGCAAGTGGCGATACCTTTGGACGCAAATCAGTGCGTAGAATTGTTACTAATGCAATGAAGAGCGCATTGGATTCTAGTACAGAATTGCGTGAAGATGCAAGGACCTTCAATGTAATTGCAGCTCCTGGATATCCAGAACTAATTAGTAACATGGTAAGTCTAAATAACGATAGACGTAACACAGCATTTGTTGTTGGTGATAGTCCAATTAGACTTTCAGGTAGCAGTACTGCTATTGAAAACTGGGCTACAAACACAGCATCAGCAACTGATAATGGCGAAGATGGATTAGTAACTAGTGATGCATACTTGGGTGTGTTTTACCCAAGTGGTACAACAAATGACCTAAGTGGAAACACAGTGGTTGTTCCACCAAGTCATGCTGTATTGCGTACAATTGCAAGAAGTGATGATATTAGTTTCCCTTGGTTTGCACCAGCAGGAACACGTCGTGGACTAGTAGATAACGTTACAAGCATCGGTTATGTTAACAGCACTACTGGCGCTTTTGTAGTAGACAATGTGCGTGAAAGTTTAAGAGATACACTTTATTCAAACAGAGTAAATCCAATTGCATTCTTTAACGGAAGTGGCATTCTTAACTACGGTAACAAGACTCGCGCCACAACTACTAGTGCATTAGATCGTATCAATGTTGCAAGACTAGTTGGTTATCTAAGACGTCAACTACAAACTATTGCAACAGGATTTGTTTTTGAACCAAACGATAAAATTACCAGAGATGAACTAAAACAACAAGTAGAACAGACACTTAATGATTTAGTTGCAAAGCGTGGTATATTTGACTATTTGGTAGTTTGCGATGAAACTAACAATACATCAGATCGTATAGATCGTAACGAACTATATGTTGACGTTGCTATTGAACCTGCAAAGGCTGCGGAATTTATCTTTATTCCAATCAGACTTAAGAATACAGGTGAAATTGCAAGCGGTAACATAGCGGCAGCAAGCACAGTCTAATAGAAATAAAAAAGATATGGGGGGTTGAATGCCCCCCATTTTTTATGACTGGAAACAGATAAATACTTTTATAATTATATAGGAGCGAAACGATATGTCAGTTTCATCATTAACAAAATTTACAGTCCCTATTGATGGTGATCAAAGCGCAGCAAGTCAAGGCTTGTTGATGCCAAAACTTAGATATCGCTTTAGAGCGAGTTTTGAAAACTTTGGTATCAGTACACCACGCACAGAGCTAACCAAGCAAGTTATGAATATTACTCGTCCTTCAGTAACATTTGAAGAACAACAGATTGATATCTATAACAGTAAGGTTTATATTGTTGGTAAGCACACTTGGGATATGGTCACAGTTAATCTACGTGATGATGTTAACGGCGCAGTCACTAAGTTGTGTGGAGAGCAAGTACAGAAGCAGTTTGACTTTATGGAGCAATCCAGTGCGGCATCAGGTATTGATTACAAGTTTATTACACGCTTTGAAGTCTTAGATGGCGGCAATGGTGCAAATGCACCATCAGTGCTTGAGACTTGGGAACTTTACGGTTGCTTTGTACAAAATATTAACTATAATGAATTGGATTATGCATCACAAGAACCAGCAATGGTTACAATGTCTATTAGATTTGACAATGCTGTACAGACACCACTAGGTGACGGCATTGGAGCATCAGTAGCCAGAGGTGCCGGAATAACTGTTACTGGCTAATAGGAGCATTCCATGGCTAGTGTAAATCCACTACTCTCACCTATCACACAAGGCGAAACAGTGCGTGACTACAAACATGCGTCACGCACTTTTGTTGATAATAATTTTGAACTACAACCACGTTACAGCAATCTGTTTCATGTTGTGTTTGAGTTTACGCCAGAAGCTGCTACACTTTTCGATACAGTAGAGCAACTAGAGATGCCATTGTTGGTGAAAAGTATTGACTTGCCGACATACAGCATAGATGTGCAAACACATAATCAATATAATCGAAAGGTTCAAAGTCATCATAGTTGGAACTATACACCAGTAAATGTAGTGTTTCATGACGATGCAAAGGAACTTATCAGAAATATGTGGCACAAGTATTATATCTATTATAATGCTGATCCTACATATGACCAGGGAACTAATGCATACACAGCATATGACAAGTACAGTGATCGTGTGCAACAACAGTGGGGTTTACAGCGCGGCAATAAACGCTTCTTTAAGAGCATAAAAATATACAGTATGCATAACCATAGGTTTGCAGAGTACACACTTATTAATCCTATTATTACTGCTTTCAATCATGATACACATGCTTATGCAAACGGCAGTTTAATGCAACATACTATGCAATTGGCTTACGAGACTGTAAAATACGCTACTGGATTTGTAAATGATATTACACCTCGAGGATTTGGTGATATACATTATGACGTAGAAACTAGTGATATAAGTGATCATCTAGATGATAATCAAGCATTTGTAAATGGTAGTTTGCAAGATATACAAGGTACAGTCCCTCAAGATTTATTTCAAGGCAATGTAATTGGTGTAATCAAAGATGCTGACGTTGTTTATAATCAAACTAAACCAATGACTGGTAGCAGTATATTACAGGACACATTTGGTATTGTGTTAAATAATGCTCTCACAGGCAAGAAACTAAGTAGCAATATTCTAGTGCCAGTTACTGGCAAAGTAGAACAAGTGTTTGCCGGTGTTAGTGGCGATATTACAGACGGTATTATCAATACAGTGGGCGGCTATTTGCCTAATAAACAAGGTAATACCGTTAGTGGGTATAATGGTGCAGTAAAACTAAACGCAGCAACTGGAGTAATAAAAACACAAAACCAAAGTATACAAGTTGTTAACAGTGCACCAGAACCGGCACTAACTACAGATAAAGGAAATGCAACTAGTATTCCAAGTAAAACTGGAGCAATTAGTAATCCAAGTAAAATAAGTGATACAAAACAAACTAAAGTAACAACATCACAAAGTGACACAAAGAAACAGTTTGGTTACAATCAAGATACATTTGGTTTTGAAACAGACACTCCGTAGGATTAGATATGGCGCAATCAACAAACTTACCAATCATTAATCCGCAAGATAATTTTGATCAAAGAGTACAAGATTACTTTGCTAACTATTTCAACGATCCAATACAAATGACGGATCAAGAATACGAATATGCGAAAGCATTCTTTGTAAAAAGAACAACAAACGAAGAAGCTGCGGCAGCACTCACAGCGGCTACTATTGAAGCCGCTAATAGACTTAATGTATACATTGTAGATATAATTGAAGAGTTTGAAAACAGTACAAATTTAAAAAGTGCAATACCTACATTCTTAAACCTTAGTAGAAATTCAAGTAGTTTACTAGGTTACGAACAAAACATACAACCAAACGAAAACATCAAACGACAAGTGGAGGCTTAAAGTGTTTAGCCGTAACAAATATGCAAACGGTTTATACACAGTAAAGAATCCAGGAAAGTATAGTGGTAATAAAGATCCTCGATATCGCAGTGCCTGGGAACATGCGTTTATGCGTTTCTGCGATAATCATCCTAGTGTTATAAGTTGGGCAAGTGAAGCAATACAAATACCTTATCGTAATCCTCTAACAGGTAAAGGTACTGTATATGTGCCAGATTTTGTTGTAGTATATCAAAACAAACAAGGTCAGAAACATGCCGAACTCATTGAAATTAAACCTAAAGCACAGACCGTGCTTACTGAAAAGACTCGAGAAAAAGAGAAACTTGCTATTGCAATTAACCATGCAAAGTGGGAAGCGGCAGCAAAGTGGGCAAAACACAAAGGTCTTCGCTTTCGTGTAGTCACCGAAGACGATATATTTCACAACGGAAAACGCTAGTACTAAGTACTATTGCAATATTATTTTTAAGGAGTGTTGTCAATGTTAATAGACATTGTGGCTAATAAACCATTTCATACATTTTATCTAGAGGATCTTAAAGAAAATAAGATCGACTTTGAGTTAGGCAAACAGTTTGATTTAGCAGAAGGCTGGTATAAACTTGTGATCGAGTATCCTGGAAGTAAACTTAAAATCCAAGATATACGCTTGAACGATATAGATTTAAGTTTTAATGGTATGCTATATACAGGCTGGTTTCAGCCCGTGTCAGGCGAAAGAACAAGTCCAGGTACTACACTTTATACCCAAGGTCAATATGAAATCTGGGTGCATACAAATACTGGAGTGCTTTACAGTGAAATATACGAAAGTATTCTAATAGAGGATATTGGAACGAACTTGTTTGAAAAATACATGCACACAGTAGACAAACCACTGAATATTATCGGCGAAGGCTATCCAAGTACTGTCAAAGGATTTTTTGAACATGGTCATGGTCCTAAATGGTGGAGGAAAGACAGCATTGTTACACCTTACAAAAGTCTAGACAGTAGTGTTATTGCAGATATTGATAAAAACAAAGTGCATGAAGAAATGCAAAGCATGTGTGAGTATATAACAGACAGTAAGTATTGGGCATTTCCTGCGCCCGGAGAAACTATCAAAGGCGGTAGAGTAAGTGCAAGAAGTAGTCCATATTTGCCTTACACAGAATTAGATGATGTGCCTGGAGAAGAACTTAAGAAACTATGTGAATGCATTGGACTAAAACGTTTGTTATGTATTACATTACAAACGCAGTATCCAGGCGAAGCATTTCAACCGCATGTGGATGAACACAAAGAAATAGAAACCAAACACAATATGCAAGGTGCATGTAGTTTTGTATTGGATCTTAGCGACAACAGCGATGGTCATTGTTTTAAAGTTGCAAAAGCAGGACTAATTCCTATAGAACATGGTACGTTTTTCAACTTTAACTATTGTCATGCAACATATAATAACAGCGAAATAGTTAGACCTTTGGCAATACTATTTGGAGAAAGGGACAGAGATATAAATTGGTATCTCAACTAGGAAAATATTATGACTAAAAAACTTGAAGAGCTTTTTGATTTAGAAGGTGCAAATAATGTAGATCTTACTCAAGAAGAAAATACAAATGTAGTTGAAACTGTAACTGCTAAAGATTTGCCAGATATACAATCTGCACTTACTCAAGTTGATAAGATAGACGCTGCATTACCAAGTGTTCGAGAACTTGACACAAGTGATAAAGAAATGGACGACATTGCACAACTTGCACAAGACACATTCAAAGACTTGATGGACTTGGGAATGAACGTAGAAGCACGTTTTAGTGGAGAAATCTTCAATAATGCTAGTCGTATGTTGGATACTGCACTTAGTGCAAAGAGTGCAAAGATCAATAAAAAATTGCGTATGGTTGATCTACAACTAAAAAAAGCAACACTAGATGCTAGACTAGCAAAGGAAGCGGCTGCAAGAGGAGAAGATACCGAAGATGGTGACGGGCAAACTGTTGATCGTAACCAACTTTTAATGGAAATTTTAGGCAGAAATACTGAACAAAAGTAATAAATACACTATTACAACAAGGAATACACCAATGAAAAGTTTTAGAAGTTATCTTGTAGAAAGTGAACAAACATATAAGTTTCGTATTAAAATGGCTGAAAAATGCGATGACGAAACAATGGATGCACTAGAAACTGCTCTGCAAAAATATGATATGAAAAGCATTAGCAAGCCTAAGAAAACTCCAATTCAGGAACATCCCATGGACTTTCAAACACTTAACAATGCTGAAGTGTTTATCATGGATACAGAACTACAGTATCCTGTAACTGCACATCAATTGTATGAATATATAAGCCAGGTTGTTGGTGTGCCTGCTAGTCATTTAGTTATTATTAATCAGGATAACCCAGAAGAAATTGCTCGTGAAGAAGCACTGAAAGAAGAAGGTAAAGAATACACCGCACTACTTGACAGTGATTACGAGGATACAAAAGGTGACCCAACCTTTGGTGATGCATACAATGAAAATATGCTAAAAAGTTTAGAAACACGCAAATATGAATTTGCTAAAGAAGGAGACAAGTAATGGATATTGCTGAACTAAGAAGTAAACTAGACAATATCGCAGCGGAACTCGCTGAACAAGACGTTCAGCAAGAAGACATTGCGATTGAAGAAGAGCAGGTTGAAGAAGTTGAACAGCCTGTAGCAGAAGAAGAATTTGCTGAAGAAGACAACCTTGAAGTTGAGGAAGCAGAAGAAGTTGCTGAAGAAGAAGTTGAAGAAACTGTTGAAATTCCTCTAGCAGAACTTAATGCTATTATGCAACTAGCAGGCTTTGATGGTTACAAGCAGGTTGAAGAATATGCTAACGAACCAGAAGAAGAATACAGTGACACAGAAGATCAGTTGATTGGTCTAAGTGGCGGACTAAATGGTCCTAAGAAGGCTTATGCAGCAGCGGCAGGTGGCGATAATCCAATGAATCAAGAGCCAACTGAAATTGAAGAAGATGCTATTGCTAGTGTTGAAGAATCACTTTACAAAAGTTACAAAGACTTTTTAGAAGAAGCAGAAATCGCAGACGAAGAGTAATTTATTTTACACTATAATCAAAGCGGCTATATACAAATAGTCGCTTTTTTTATGGATAAATTATGTACAAAACTTTACATGCATTTGGTTGTAGTTTTACAAACTATAAATGGCCCACTTGGGCAGACTATTTGCATGTAGGTGGCATTGCAGAAAACTATCAAAATTGGGCATTGCCAGGCGGCAGTAATGATTTTATATTTCACAGTGTTGTGAACTGCGACATGCAAAACGCAATAACCAGCGAAGATCTAGTAGTTGTGATGTGGAGTCAAACACACAGACTCAGTGATTATACACAAGATCAAGGCTGGACACTGCTAGGCAATGCTTATTTGCATCAACCCAAAGAACGCATGAAATACTACAGCGAAGACAAAGCCATACTTGAACAAACAAGTTACATACATGCTGTGAGTAAAATATGTAGTGCAAACGGCTGTGATCTAAGAATGTTCAGCGTTGAGCCTATACAAGGATTAGAAAGTTTCGGTGATTTTTTAGGTTACACTAATCAACATGATTACTGGAGAGAAACACTGCCGGGTGATCATCATCCGAGTCCACAAGAACATGCACGTTTTGCACAACACTATTTTGATTTAGACGCAGACAGTGTACAACAGTTGTTAGACAAGGCAAATCAAACGATATTCGATAGTCCAAGTCCTCATAGACAACAGTATATCTATCGTCCAGAGAAATTAAATGTTCCAAGAATATAGTTTAAGTAAACACAATCTGCACTATAACAAGCCAACTCCTCAGGGAAGATTTCTAAAGTTGTTATTAGATAGACTAGGTCCAGTGCCCAACGTGTGGTACTGCGATACAATGGACATGCCTTATCTGCATCATCTAAAACAATATTTTTCAGGCACACTAGTATTATACTGCTGGTGGGATCCGGCAAGAGATTTGCTAACTAGACACTTGAATGAAATGGATTTGCATGCGATACTTGTAACATCTGATGTAGAGTATGCAGGTGTACATCCCAAACAAACTGTAATTGAATGGAAACATCAGTATGGATTACATCTGGATCTAATACAACCCAGTCGCCCGGCTAAATTTACTACAGGTAATCGTTTTTTGTGTATGATGCGTAACCATAAAAGTGAGCGTATACAATTCCTACAACATCTGTGGGAAAATAATTTAATGGACAACTTAATCAGTTATCTTGGACAAGTCAATACCGAGGATAACGGCAGGACTGTGAGAGACATCAATAGTATTCTTAAACAGCAAAGGTTTATAGATTCAGAGTTTACACAAGATTTAAATCTCGACTTTGAACAATGGTGTAGGGATAATTTGCCGTTGGAGTTGCCCCAAGATATTACACAAACCGAGGAACGTAATACAGACTTTTATACAGTTGGAAATATTGAATGGTATGATTGCACAGACTATAGTGTAGTACTAGAAACATACTGGGCTAAAACACAGTTTCTAACTGAAAAAAGTTTTAAACCTATACTAGCACAACATCCTTTTGTAAACTTGGGTAACGAAACAACTGCACTGCTTAAACAACTTGGATTTGATGTTTTTGAAGATGTGGTTAATATGGATTTAGATAAATTGCAAACAAATGAAAAGATTAAGCATTTTGAGTCTGTACAATTTGATATAGATCCAAGAAGACTTGCTAATAATTTGATAAACATGTGTGAATTAAGACAACAGGCTATACAAGAGCAGATTTTTTTAGTTGACCGTTTGGTAGATAGTTTAACCAACTAACATGTCTTACCTGAAATGGAAAACGGCTCCTAAGAGCCGCCATGCGATAGTAGTCAGGTGCCTCGGGTTTCCGCCGCGGGGAGAGTAACTTGCTGCCTTTAGCAACATTACAATGCTTACAAGCAATCACACAGTTAGTCCAGTGTGTTTTACCTCCTGCACTACGTGGTAATACATGGTCAATAGTTAAATTGTCATACTTGTGTTGTTCTTCACAGTACTGACATCTAAATTCGTCACGCAATGCTAAATTGTATCTATTGAAACATACATGGTGCTTGGGTCTGTAGTAGTCTTTAGTAATTACAGTGGCAGGTACTGGCATGCTAAAACTAGGACTATTAATGTCCCAATCTTCATATGATTCTAAGATGTCGACTTTATCTAAGAAGTATAATTTGACCGCACGTTGCCAACTAATTGTACTTACAGGAAAACTGCTGATAGGATTACCGCATGCATTTAAAAGTAGTGTATCACTCATTGTAAAACTATTTATTTGCTCATATAAATATTAATATGATTAAACGATTTGACAGAGACAAACTAGTCTCTATCCAAGTTTATTACCATATGCCAGATCATGTACATCTGATACAAGAATTTATCTGGCAAACACATGATAATATACCTGATTTTCCTCGTAGTGTCAAGTTTATTCGTTACTGGCATAAACATATAGACGCTGTCATACAGGAAGCATATTTGTATCACACAAACTATTGGGGTGGTACAGAGTATATAGATTTAAAAGGCGTATACGAAGTTTAATGGCTAAGTCACTTGATGGTGTGCTGATTAAGAAAGCATACAAAAGAGAAACATTTACTCGCGAACAACTCACAGAGTTTGCCAAGTGTGCAGACCCTGTTAATGGTGTCAAATACTTTATGAACAATTATTTCAACATACAGCATCCTACTCGTGGACGTATGACCTATAAAGCATTTGAATATCAAGACAAATTACTAGACACTTATCACAACTATCGCTTTAACATTAATATGTTGCCTAGACAAACAGGCAAATCAACAACAGCCGCAGGCTACTTGCTATGGTATGCCATGTTTGTGCCTGACAGTATTATCCTTATTGCCGCACACAAATATGCAGGTGCGCAGGAGATTATGCAACGTGTAAGATATGCATATGAACTATGTCCTGACCACATTCGTGCAGGTGTTACAAGTTACAATAAAGGCAGTATAGACTTTGACAATGGTAGCCGTATTGTAGCACAAGCAACTACAGACAACACTGGACGAGGTATGAGTATTACACTGCTATACTGTGACGAGTTTGCGTTTGTGCGTCCTAGCATTGCCCGTGAGTTTTGGACAAGTATTTCACCTACACTAGCAACAGGTGGTAAGGCTATTATTACAAGTACACCAAACAGTGACGAAGACCAGTTTGCTACTATTTGGCGTGATGCCAACAAAACATTTGATGAAGATGGTGCTGAAACAGATATTGGTGTTAATGGTTTCAAAGCATACCGCAGTTATTGGTGGGAGCATCCAGACAGAGATGATACTTGGAAACAAGAAGAACTAGGACGCATTGGTGAAGAACGTTTTAGACGAGAGCATGATTGCGAATTTATTATCTACGACGAAACACTAGTTGATAGCATGCACCTTACAAATATGTATGGCACAGATCCACTTTTTAGACACGGCAAAGTACGTTGGTATAAACAGCCCGAGAAGGGTAAAACATATCTAGTAGGATTAGATCCTAGTTTAGGCACAGGCGGCGATCCTGCTGCTATTGAAATTTTTGAAGTACCAAGCATGATACAAGTAGGCGAATGGAGTCATAACAAAACTCCTATACCTCAACAAATTCGCATATTGATTGATATTAACAAGTATCTTGCAGAAGAATGTGGCGACAATAATAGTGTGTATTACAGTATAGAAAATAACACAATTGGTGAAGCAGCACTGCAGAGTGTAGCAGAAATAGGCGAAGAAAACATACCTGGTATTTTCCTAAGTGAGCCAAAAAGTCACGGCAATGCAAGAGTGTATAGACGAGGCTTTAACACAACACACCGCAGTAAACTTGCTGTATGTGCTAAGTTCAAAACACTAGTAGAAACAGACAAAGTAAAAATCAACAGTAAAATGCTTATTAGTGAAATGAAAAGTTTTATTGCTAGTGGCAATAGTTATAGTGCAAAAGTAGGCGATACAGATGATCTAGTAATGGCAACACTACTAGTAATGCGCATGGCTCAAACACTGAAAAGTTATAACCCTGAACTAGACAGTCATATTCGTGACGGAGACGACTTTGACATAGAACCGATGCCTTTTGTGATGATTTAACCTTTGAACCATTCATTATGGTGTAGGCATAAATACATACATGAGATCAGTAGAAAACATATCACAAGAACTTTTTGACAAGATCCGTAGTCGTGTTAGCACACTTAGGTTGGGGGACCAAAATGGCGCTATTACAACAGATCCTAGTCAAGCAAAGTTTTTTGAATTTCAATTCAAACACAAAAGTTTACCAGTTGGTGCAGTAACAATAAGCCTTAACGAAGAAGGTATTCTACAAGTATACTTTCCTAATAGTATGGTAGAGGATGCAGATAGCAGTACTGCAGATGCTTGGTATGGATTTTTAAAAGAACTGAGTAAATTTAGTGCTAGAAATATGTTAAACTATGAAACTCATAATGTAACAAAAGAAAGACTGGACAAAAAAGATTATCAGTTTTTAACACAACGTAGCCAGGACGAAGTGATGGAAAACAAACTACACGGAACAAGCCAAAAAAGTTTCTTAGAAACAGGCACAGCAAAACTTATTATTCAACATAGTAAGACAGTAGACGAAACAAAGATGGGTGCGAGAAGTCGCAATATCAGTGCTATCTACATTGAGAATGCAGAAGGCGAACGCTTTAAATTTGCTAACAACTACCTGCCAGGAGCGCGAGCAATGGCACGCCATGTTAGCAACGAAGGGCACACTCGTGATGATCGTGGCAAGCACATTGTAGAGATTATGACAGAAATGCAGAATCTTAAGACATTTGTCCGTGCAATTAAACGTGAAGATTATGCTACAGATGAACAGAATGAAATTATTGAAGCGGCAACTGATCGCTACTATGGACTAAAGGATACCCTAAAGACACTGGCGTCTGCAAACGGGTATGCAGAATATTTTGAAAACTGGAGTCCACAAGAAGTTGAAGAAGAAGGTGACTTAGAAGATCTTAAAACAAAACTAACTCGTGAAGTTTACGACGAACGCCTCACAGATAGTTTACCTAGTGTGAGACGAGCAATGAAAGAACGTGCAAAAGTTCAGGAAGCAAATATGCAAGACCTAATTGATTTTGCTAACAGCGATGAACCTATTGAAGTATATGATAATCCAGCAGATATTGCTGAACTTGACAACTATATGCAATTTATGAAGAACAGTGATATGGATGCAGGCAGAAAGAATCGCAGTATTCTAGTTGCTATTATGAAATACTTGTCAAACAATATGACAAATGATGCTGCAGCAAATGCACTTAGTGACATTGAACTTGACGATTCAGCACAGCAGGTAATGGCTTTCAAAATTGCAAAGAAGTATTTACAGGGTAAGATAGCAAAGAAGGCACCCAAGGCTAAGAAAGATTTATACGGCAAAGATAAAACTGAAGGCATAACATTTGAGTCATATGCACAGCGTATGGACATGATTTCAGAAGGCACATGGGCACTACCTGAAACAGAAGCAGATGCAATGAAAATTGCTGGAATGATGGCTAATCCTGTTGCACTAGGCGATGGCGGTGAAGATGCTATTAATGCACTAGGTGGACTAATAGGCGATGATGAATTATGGGATGACCTGGGTGTTGCAGGTGACAAAGATCCAGAAGGTGATGCTAGACCAATTATTATTGGTTGGATGATGGATCACACTGATTGGGAAAATCCAAAGTACAGTGAAACAATTAAAATGGCACTAGACAAAATTAAGTCTGATGGCAATGACAGCGAAATGACTATTCCAAGAACATTTGGTAACAAGCGTGAAGATGTTGAAGTAACAGAAGGCATGATGACACTTAAATGCAAGCACTGTGGTGATATGCTAGGACAACCTACAACAGATTGTCCTTGTGATAGCATGGATCCAAAAGGTGATAACTGGATGATGGTTGACATTGACGGTGACGGTGATTCAGATATCGCTGTACAGAACGAAGGCAAAATGAGAGACCTTGCAATGCACATTGAAGATATGATTAGTGACGGTGCAAGTAATGAAGAAATTAAAAAGATGCATCCAATGGTAAGTGATAGTGATATTGATAGCATCCGTAGGGATATGCAGGAAAGTGTAGAAGAGACAACAGAAGAATTACCAGAGGCAGACGAAGTGGCGGAAAGCATTGCGAAAATGAAGGCAATGGCAGGCGTAGGGTCAAAATTTAAGAGCAACCACGGCATACATGAAGGCGAAGAGGGATACCAAATCACACCAAGAAGTATTGTTGCAAGACAGTTACGCAAACTACAAGACTTAGAAAAGTAAACCAACACACTACTAACTAAACAGGGCTCAGGCCCTGTTTTTTTATGTCAAAAAAATCACAAAAAAGTTATTGACTTGATAAATAAAAATGCATATACTGTATCTACAGTATGTGAATAGGCACATACAAGGCTAAAAAAATAGGCACATATAGGAGAAAATATTATGGCAACATCTTTGGCAGAAATTAGAGCAAAACTAAAGTCTCAAGAAACACGCGGTGAGCGTACAGGCGGCGGCGACAACGCAATTTTCCCACATTGGAATATCCCAGAAGGCAGTACTGCAGCAGTGCGGTTCCTACCTGATGGCGATCCTAACAACACATTCTTTTGGGCTGAAAGGCTAATGATTCGTTTACCCTTTAACGGTGTTAAGGGCGATATGAATAGCAAGCCAGTAGTGGTTCAAGTCCCATGTGTTGAGATGTGGAATGAAACCTGTCCAATCCTCACAGAAGTGCGTGGATGGTTCAAAGATTCAAGTCTAGAAGAAATGGGTCGCAAGTACTGGAAGAAGCGTAGTTACATCTTCCAAGGCTTTATTAATGAAAACCCAATGGCAGAAGATAACACACCTGAGAATCCAATTCGCAGATTTGTTATCTCACCAAGTATCTTTAACTTGATTAAAGATGCACTTATGGATCCGGATATCCAGGAACTTCCAACTGATTATACCAATGGATTGGATTTCCGTATCACAAAGACTACTAAGGGTCAGTACGCAGATTATAGCACATCAAAGTGGGCTCGTAAGGAAACTGCACTAACTGAGTCGCAAATGGCGGCTATTGAGACACATGGTCTTAATACACTTAGTGACTTCCTTCCTAAAAAACCTACTGAAGTAGAATTGCAGTGCATTAAAGAGATGTTCGAAGCAAGTGTAGATGGACAACCTTACGACGTAGAACGTTGGGGTCAATACTATCGTCCATACGGCGTTGATGCTCCTGCTGGCTCCTCAAAAACAGATACGTCTGCGGCAGTCACACCAACAGAAACACCTGCTCCGGCACCAACTCCTGCACCAGTAGCAGAGACTCCTGCTCCTGCTCCACAAACTGAAACTGTGGCAGCACCTGCAGAAGCACCTGCTGGTGAAAGTAAGCGGGCAGAAGACATCCTTGCGATGATCCGTAACCGCCAATCATAAGGCATAAGTAAGGGCGAGCAGTATATATACTGCTCGTCCATTCTACAAGGAAAGGTAATTCTATGGCAAAGCCGTTTGACGTAAGCAAATTTAGAAAAGATATTACAAAAAGCATTGATGGATTAAGCATTGGCTTTAATGATCCTACTGATTGGATCAGCACAGGCAGTTATGCACTTAACTATCTTATTAGTGGGGATTTCCGTAAAGGTGTGCCTATGGGCAAAGTTACTGTGTTTGCTGGTGAATCTGGCGCAGGTAAAAGTTATTTTGCAAGTGGCAACATTGTTAAAAATGCACAAGAGCAAGGAATCTTTGTAGTACTAATTGACAGTGAGAACGCACTTGACGAAGCATGGCTACAAGCACTGGGTGTGGACACAGACGAAAGCAAACTGCTTAAACTTAGTATGAGCATGATTGATGATGTTGCTAAAACAATCTCAACATTTATGAAAGACTACAAAGCCATGGCAGAAGAAGAACGCCCTAAAGTCTTGTTTGTAGTTGATAGTTTGGGTATGTTGCTAACACCTACTGATGTTGATCAGTTTGACAAAGGCGACATGAAAGGTGATATGGGTCGTAAGCCTAAAGCACTAACTGCACTTGTTCGTAATACAGTTAACATGATTGGTAGTTACAATGTAGGCATGGTGTGTACTAACCACACATATGCAAGTCAGGATATGTTTGATCCAGATGATAAGATTTCAGGTGGTCAAGGCTTTATCTATGCTAGTAGTATTG